TAAATTTGGAATAAATCATGCAAATATAGTAGAAGCTTTAACTAAAATTGGTGCTGGAATATTACAATTAACTACTGAAGAAGAAGAGTATATTAAATCATTAGCAAATAGATTAGTATGAAAAATCAAGTAATTAAATGTCTTACACCAGAACATGGTAAAAAGATACTAGACTATTGGAAATCAAAAGGTGTTGATACTTCTGATAAAACTGGTACGTCTTGCGAATCCGACAAGCACCCTTGGATTTATTACGGTGTTATTAGTGGGAGATTTGAAAATTATTCATACAATGATGTAAAATTCTCTAATGCTGAAATAATTGAGTTACCAGATGAATTTGATATGACTACCACCGAAGGTAGATTAGCTTATGCTAAAAAACATTATCCAGTTGGTACTAAGTATCGTGGTCTTAAGCTCAATGGTGATATCGAAAGTAGTATCTCTAAGGTATTATGTACTCCGAAAGACAATCAATATGGAAATATTGATGCTGGTCCACATTGGATTTATCTTTATAACGAGAATAAATGGGCTGACATAGTTGAAAAAGTTAAAGAAGAAATAGTTATGGAAACACAAAGATTATCAAGAAAAGGTCTTAAAGAAATACATTCAGTTGCTTGTTCAGCATGGAAACTGAATTTAGAAAGATATGGTGCTAATAATCTACTAGAAGATTATATTGAACTAACACAAGAGCAAGTTGATAATATGTTTAAAGCTTGTACAGCAACTCAATTACCAATTATGTCTAAGTATCTTAAACAAGATGATGGTAGTGTTGATGTAAGTAAAGTTACATATGGTAATCATGGTATACTTTTAGGTAGTGCTTATATTGTTAGACATGATGCTTTTACTAGTATAAAAAATGGTTTTTGGTTGAATCCTGACTTTAATTGGGAATTTAAAATGAATGGTGATTATCAATATTTAATTCCAACTAAAAAGAAATAATATGAAAGTAGTTGTATTAGTATTGTTATCCTATATCTTATTAGGAGTAACAGATAAGAAAGTGATTATAAAGGATAGAAAGGTTAGAGAGGAGTCTTTGTACCGCAATGATAAAGGGAATGAATCTGTTTATTTAATTAATGATATAGAAGATGAGTTACCCGGTAGAATATAAATACAGCAAAAGAGTAAGACTTGTAGCAAATGATGAAGATCTTGAGTATTATGTACAAGTAAGATTTTTATTTATGTGGTTTACAGTAAAAGTTTATGATGGAACATCTCCTGGTGGATATACACAAGCTGATAAGCATGCAGAATATTTAGCTACTAAACCTTTATTTTTATAATATGAAACAGACAGCAGTAGAATGGTTAGTTGAGCAATTTTTTTCAACTACAAGAAAATTACAGGTTGAAGAAATAATTCAACAAGCCAAAGATATGGAAAAAGAGCAGCTGAAACAGTTAATGTGGGACAGGACACATATTAATGAAACTCTTATTAATAAAGGATTACTAGTAGATAATCTATTTGATAACTACTGGAATGAAAACTTTAAATCAGAAAAGTATGATAAGAACACCAATGACTCAGATTTATTATAGAGAAAAGTTATATACACGTAAAAATTTTAAAGAGTGGCTTGATCTTAGTATTGATGAATTAAGAGAATCAGAAAAAGATATGATTATTAAAGCTGCAGCATCTGCATATGAAGATATGTTTGGTTCTGATGGCACTGAATATGGTCAAAAGTATTATGATAAATTAACACAATATGACAAATAAAGAAGCACTATTACACTTATGGGAAAGTGTAGATAAAACTAGTATATACCAGTTGAGTTATATTAGAAACCTGGCATTTGAGTTAGGTGAGAAAGAGTTATATTTTATATTTAGAGATTATGAAGATAATAAAAATTGAAGAGTTAAAACAAATCATTGAAACTCAAAATACTTTAATAGACTTATTGTATTCTCAAGTAGTAGATTTGACTATGATGTCTAAGATAGAATTGGGTGATGATGTTATTGAAGAAATAAAAATGTTAAAATCTAAGTTATGAAAGAGATATATGAAGAATTTGGTACCATTGGTGCACCAAGTATTTATGAGATTACATTGTTAATATATAATAATAGCAATCATGATTGAATTATTTATAATTGTTATTTTAGCATTATTGATAATAGGGTATCAAATGTATTCAAATAAATAATTAAAATTTAAAGCTATGGAAGATCTATATAAACAAGTATTGATGATGAAGTGGGCTAGTAAAAAGGTAACAAATAAAGCAAGTAAAATGAGAAAGAAAAAGCTGATAACTAAGGTAACTGAAAATAACTCAAAAATTATAAAAAAACATAATCACAGATTGTTAAACAATTCTGTAATAAGAGAAAAAGCAAAGAGTGGATTTTATAAGAATCCTGAGTTTAATTAAATACTTTGGTCAGTAGTTATGAAAAAGAAATTTAGAATTTTAAAGTCACAGTACTCATATGGTGGGTATTTTGTGCAAACTAAAGCAGGGTTTTTTAGTTTTTGGAAATATGTAAAAGATTGTGATGGGTTTATCATACTGTTTTCTACAGCTATGGAAGCTGAAGACAAGATTGAGAAACTGTTAGAGCAAGATAAAATAGCAAAATGAGAAGAGAAGACTTAGAAGAGACTGAATTTGTAAAAGTATTTGTACCTAAAGAACAGTCAGGTAATAAGAATGACTATTACTATTATAGTTATGCAATCAATGCAGATGTAATTCTTACATCAAATGAGAGTGATACAATAAACAACAATACATGGAAAGTATATGAACACTCTTGGGGTGTAGCTATGACAGATATTGATGATGTTATAACTCTTATCAATTTATTTAAAAAGTGGAGTAAAATACCATTATAAGTTTAAACCTATAAAATTTAAGATTATGTTCAGTGCAAAATTTGTGAAGAAAGACGGTAAAATGACATATTTGTCAGAAAAAGAAGGTGTAGCATATAAAAACTTTATCAACTTGATTAAAGAAGGTGAAGAATTAGAAATGTTTATTAGTATAAAAGGTGCAGCTGGTTCTTATGCTCAAATCTCAAAGATACATGTATGTATTAGAGAGATGGCAAAAGAGTCTGGTTATACATTTGATGAAATGAAAAAGTTGGTTAAGAAACAAGCAGGTTTATGCTTTGATGTAAATGATGAAGGTAAACAGCTTGAGATGTGCAAATCATTTGCAGAGTGTTCAAGTGATGAGCTATCTCAAGCTGTTCAAGCGTGTATTGAAATTGGAGCTGAGTATAATATTAATCTAGCTTAGGTTCAACATAACCTTCATCTCCTGGTTCAAGAACTTCTTTTTCATCATAAAGCTTTTGCTCAGTTGATATTCTCTCAATTTCTGATATCATTAGTGTAACAGTATAAAAAGACTGTTCTAATTGTGTCATTTTAGAATAATCAGCATCTTTAATTGTTTCAATAGATTTTTCAGATTTCTCTTTATTTTGATCTTGAATCTGATTGAATAAGTAAAAAAGTGTATTCTTCAACATGAAATAATATGCTTTGTTTACTTGGACACTTAATAAAGCATCATCCTTAAGTTCTTTTACTGTAATAGCCATAATGTATAATTAAAATTAATATGACAACAAATATAGATATTAATGATATAAAAGAAAAATTAAACGCAAAACTTATTGATTCAGGATGGGCAAGAGTGCTTAGAGGGTTTCTATATAGTACTGAGTTTGATAATATTTTATTGAAATTGATTAAAGACTCACAAGAGGATAAAAGATTTACACCATTTATGAAACACTTGTTTAGAGCATTTGAGGAAACACCTTATACTGATCTTAAAGTAGTTATAGTTGGTCAAGATCCTTATCCGGGAATTGAGCAAGCTGATGGGATAGCATTCTCATGTAGTTTTGAAAAGAAAGCATTACCAAGTCTTAGGTTTATACTTGATGCAGTAAACAGAACTGTTTATAAAGATGAGTATTACTCTGGTTCATTAGTATCAACAGATATTGATCTGAAAAGATGGAGTAATCAAGGTATTCTTATGGTTAATAGTGCTCTTACTTGTGTAATTGGAAAACCAGGATCTCATTCAGAGTTATGGAAACCAATGATGGCTTATTTATTAGACTATCTTAATTCATATAATCCAGGATTGATTTATGTATTCATGGGTAAAAAAGCACAAGAAGACTCAATTCATGTTAATGATAACTGTTATAAATTCTTTGTATCTCATCCTGCATCAGCTGCATATTCACACTTAAAAGAATGGGATTGCAAAGATGTTTTCAACAAGGTATCGGATCTTACAAAAAAGAGTTATAACTTTGACATAAAATGGTAATATGGATGAAATATTCAATCTATTAATTAAGAAAAACCTGAGTCCAAATCAATTGTATATACTCTATTGTATTAAATATAAAATCAAAACTAATGATTTTGTAAATGATGCATTAGAGATAAAACGTTTAGAGTCAGGAGACTGGCTAGAAGCTGATGTAACATTAAGTGGTAAGTCAGTAATGCTACTACAAGAATTAGAAACATTCTTCAAGACAAGTAAAAAGAAGACTAGCACTGTAATAATGGGTGATAATTTTATAGAAAACATAGATGAATATCTAGATATTTTTCCTAAATTTAAACTCCCAAGTGGTAAGTATGCTAGGTCAGACAAGAAGAATTTAGAGAATAATTTTAGGTGGTTTTTTGATTCTCATGCTTATAGTTGGGAAACTGTATTGAATGCTACTAAACTTTATGTTGATGAGTATGAAGCTACAGGATACAAGTACATGAGAACTTCACAGTATTTTATTAGAAAGCAAGGATCAGATAAAACATATGACTCTGAGTTAGCTAATTATTGTGATATGCTCTTAAATGGATCTGAGGATCCGTCACAAACACATTTTAAAGAAAAAGTTGTATAATGCGTAAAATGTCCAGGTTATCCTTATTGCTATGTGCAATAGTGGGAACTCTGTTTGCATACGTAGTTACTGATGCATTTATTATTGAGATCAGTATAATTAATTTTATAGTGGTTGAGATAATAATTAGCATCATGCATGCTACTTTCAACAGAGTAAAAGTAAAAGTTATTTAATAATTGTATATGGCCCTTAAGAAAAAAGAAGATAATCTCAAATGGAATAGCCAGAAAGAAGGCTTTCAAGAATCCTTGCATTATCTAAAGGGAAGAATGGTTGGTGATATTAAAAGTCTAAGAACACCGTGGCCTAAATTTAATGATGCAATGACTGATGGTATTGAATGGAATACTATGACTGTTATTGGTGGTAGACCTGCTAGTGGTAAGACTTTAATAGTAGAGCAAATTGTAAGAGAATCCTTTATACTTAATCCTGCAGATGATTTTAGAGTTCTACAGTTTCAGTTTGAGATGCTTGCAAGATCATCTGCAATTAGAGAATACTCAAGTATCATTGGTAGATCATATAAGTATCTATGTAGTGCTGATGGAACATTAAGTCCAGAAGATTTACAGAAATGTTATGATTATGCTAAAGAAAAGGTTAAGTATCCAATTGACATTGTAGAAAAACCATGTACTGTAGATGAATTTATTAAAACTATACATGAGTATATGGCACATTATTCTGAGGTATCAGATGAAGGTGTAAGAAAGTATAAGAAAACTCTAATATCATTAGATCACTCTTTACTGATAAAGAAAGCACAGACTGAAAAAGACAAGAATGAAACGTTAAATAATCTTGGTGAGGCATTAACAGGTCTCAAAAGAATATATCCTATTGCTTTTATTATATTAAGTCAGTTGAATAGAAATATTGATAATCCTGAAAGATCAGAAGACGGCAAGTATGGTAACTATGTATTAGAATCAGATATATTTGGTGCTGATGCGTTATTACAGCATGCGGATACCGTAATAGGTATTAATAGACCTGCTAAACAGAAGATCAGATTCTATGGCCCTGATAGATTTATAATAGAAAATGATAGAGTAATGGTATTGCACTTTCTTAAATGTAGAAATGGTGATACTAGATTAAGTTTCTTCAGAGCTGAGTTTGAAAAGATGCAAATTGCAGAAATGAATACTCCAGCACAGCAAGAGAAAAGAATAGGTACCAAATAAATAATATATGGCATTAACAACAAAAGAAGGTGGTAATCAAACCAGTGGATTTAACAGAAAAGAGAAGACTGAAGAATTGATGAAATATCATCAAAAGGTATTTAATGCATTAGGAGTATCTAATCCATTATATATTCCTAAATGCGCTTATAGACCATATGGTAAAGATGAATTACATATGGGATTCTTTAAGAGTGAATTATGTAGAGATCAAGATATTTATACTGAATACACAAGTATAGCTCTTGAGTCTGAAGATCCAACAAGAACACTGTATAAATGGAAATATAATCCATTTTATGATGAGGAGTATGAAACTACTGAACCAAATGGCCAAGGTCATGTAAGGTATTTGATCCCTGTATCTGAATTGATAAAAGTAACGGCTGAACCTAAGAAGACTGAACCTACAAAGACTGAAGTAGAAGGATTGTTTCCTGATTTTGATGGGATAATGGATGCAGATTTAGATGCTCCTCTAAGCAGTTTAACTGTTAGAGATCTAGCTGCAATATTATTACAGAAACCAGTAAGCAATAAGAAATGGTTAAATGATTTAATAAAGTAAAAGTATGAGTGAAGGATTAGTATTGCCTACTAAGAAAGTAAGTGCTACAAGAGTAAATCCAAAGAGATTAATTGTCTATTCAAAGCCTAAGACTGGTAAAACTACCGCTTTTGCAGGATTGGATAACAATTTAATCATTGATTTGGAGAATGGGACTGATTATGTAGATGCACTGAAAATTAAAGCTAATAATTTAAAAGAGTTATTAGAGATTGGTAAACAAGTAATAGCTGCAGGTAAACCTTATAAGTTTATTACTATTGATACCGTAACTGCATTAGAAGAAATGGTAGCTCCATTAGCGGTAAAAAAATACCGTGCTACACCAATGGGTAAAAACTTTGACGGTGATAATGTAATTACTTTACCTAATGGTGCAGGTTATTTGTACATAAGAGAAGCATTTTTTGATATTTTAAACTATGTTGATACTCTTGCAGAGCACGTTATTCTATCTGGGCATATCAAAGATAAGCAGGTAGATGATAAAGGTGAGATGGTAATGTCAGCAAATATTGATTTGACCGGTAAGATCAAGTCTTTAATTTGTGCAAATGCAGATGCAATTGGTTATATGTTCAGAAAAGGTAACAAGGTTATCTTGAGTTTTAAAACTAATGAAGAGACTACTTGTGGTGCTAGACCAGATCATTTGAGAAATGCTGAGATAGTATTGAGTGAAGTTGATGATAAAGGTGATGTAGTAACTCACTGGGATGAAGTATATAAATAATTAATAATATAAAAAATAAGAAAACATGGCAATAGGAACTAAAGACGTAAGTGCAGGAGGAAGTGGATTACCAAAAACAATCACACCAGGTAATCACAAATTGAAAATCAATAGTGTAGTAGCAGAAGACTTTAAATTCATACCAGGAGCAATAGTTATAACTTTAAACGTAGAGACTGAACCAATTGAGGGGTTTGAAGGTTTTATGTTGAATAAAGATATGCCAGATGCTGGTCATTATAAAGGTCAAATTGGTAGAGTAAAAGCTGGTCAATATGCGTTTGCTGATGGTCAGACTAAATCTGGAATACAAATTTATAGAGATAACTCTATATTAGTATTCTTAAAATCTGTTTGTACAGCATTAGATATGACTGAATGGTTTGATACTCAAGATAATGTACATGACACTATTGAAGATTTCATCAATGCATTTAATGAAACAGCTCCATTTAAAGATAAATATATGGATTTCTGTATTGCAGGAAAAGAATATGAAGGTAAAACAGGTTATACAAATTATGACTTATTTTTACCAAAATCTTCTAAGAATGGTTATGCATTTGCTAAACTTGGATCAGGTAAACACTTATTATATAGTGAAGCCGATCACCTTAAGAAACTAGAAGCAAAGAAAGTTGACTCATTTGGTTCAGGTGATGATGACTTTGCAGTACCAAGTAAGGTAGCTTCTGACTTTGATTTAGACTAATAAGTTTAAAGGGAGTCAGTAAAAAGGCTCCCTTTTTATTATTAAATTTAAATATTATGATTTCTACCAAAGGTGCAATGCAATTCAAAGATGTTCCAACTACTTGGATCTTTGAGCATTATTTAAATCTAACAGAACAGTTAGATGGTCAACAGATTAAGATTAAATCAGTATTTAAAACAGAGAAGACTCCATCAATGATAGTTTATATGGATGCTTTTACAATGACATATAAGTTTAAAGACTTTTCATCAAGTATTCAAGGTGATGCTATTACTCTTGTACAGAGTATATTTACTATAGAAGATAGAGCATCTGCATCATTTAAGATTCTTAATGATTATAAGACATATCTTGGTGATAATAAATCTTATAAGCAGCCTGAAATTAAGATATATGAAAATTATAAAGTATCTGATTATACTATTAGACACTGGTCCAACTTTGATCAAAAGTATTGGGGACAATATTATATAGGTTCTAACATGTTAGAGGCGTATAATGTATCTCCACTAGAATATTATAAAATGACAAGAACTGAACTTGATGGTACAGTATCTGAAATAACTATTAATGGATTGTATCTGTATGGTTATTTTAAGAGTGACGGTACAATGTATAAGATTTATCAGCCTAAGAATATGAATAAAAAGTTCTTAAAGTTGGGTAATTATACTCAAGGTTCACAACAATTAACATTGACTAAAGACTATTTAGTTATCACTTCATCTCTTAAAGATGTAATGGCATTTAATAAGCTTATGTTTAACAATGTTGAATGTATTGCTCCAGACAGTGAAAATACTATGATTAAAGAATCAAGTATAGATAAGCTTAAAGAGAAATATAAAAGTATATGTGTACTATTTGATAATGATGAAGCAGGTATCACTTCTATGAAGAAATATAAAGAAAGATATGGTCTTAATTATATCATATTAGATATGGAGAAAGATGTCTCAGATTCAATTAAAGTGCACGGGTTACAAAAAGTAAAAGAAGAATTATTTCCACTATTAAAAAAAGCAATACATGAAAGGTAAAATTGTAATTGAATATAAATTCAAAAAAGATAATCCAGGATCATTTACTAAAAAGGTAAACATTGATGGTATAACACCATTACATATTGCATCAGCTGTAACTACTCTTATAGAGATATTAGAAAAGTATGCAACTGATAGTGATCAAAAAGAGATATTAAAAGCATTGAATAAAAATGCAGGATTTGCAGGTGTAAGCATTATACCAAAAGGTGATGCATAAAAATTAAGATTATGAGTTGGATACATAAAGGAAAAGTGTTGTAAATATGAATTAAATATTATACTTTTAGAGTATGATAGGAATATATAAAATAACAAATTTAAAAAATAATAAGTGCTATATTGGAAGTTCTAGCAATATAAGCAAAAGGTTTACAAATCATAAATGGAGTTTAAGTAAAAATAAACATCCTAATAAACATTTGCAAAATGCATTTAATAAATACGGAAAAGATATTTTTATATTTAAACTTATTGAAGAATGTGCATTAAATCTTTTAATTATTAGAGAGCAATGGTATATTGACAATTTAAAACCTGAATATAATATTAGAAAAAAAGCTGAAAGCAATATTGGTGTAACACGTTCTAAAGAGGTTAGATTAAAAATGTCTAAGACTATGAAAGGTAGAAAACATTCTGAAGAATCTAAACTAAAAATGAGTATAGCTAGTAAAGGTAAACCTAAAAATTTTTCAAAAACATATTTAAAAAGTTTAAGTGAAAAAATGAAAGGTACTCAATTAGCTAAAGGTGTAATTTGGACAAATGAGCAAAAACTTGCAAGAGGAGTCTTAAAGTCAAAACCAATACTTCAATATGATTTAGATGGTATTTTAATAAAAGAATGGGATAAAGTTAAAGATGTAGAATTATTAAATGAATTTAATCAAGATAAAGTTATTCAATGTTGTAAAAATAAAATATTAGTATATAAAGGGTTTGTTTGGAAATATAAAAAAAAATAAAATGTGGGTATACCAAAATAAAGTGTTTACAGAATCTGATATTCCTGAAGGAGCAATTGGTTTTGTATATCATATGTCAGTAATATTAAATGGTAATAGCTATGCATATATTGGTAAGAAGAACTTTTTTGCTAATATCAAGAAACCTATGGGTAAGAAAGCATTAGCTGAAACTACTGATAAAAGACTGAAGAAATACACTAGGGTTACTAAACCTAACTTTATGGCTTACCATAGTAGTAATCAACAATTAAAAGAAGCTTATAAAGCTGGATGTAAAATTAAAAGGGAAATTCTAATGATTTGCTACTCAGCAACAGAATTGACTTATCAAGAAGTAAAGCACCAATTTAAATATGAAGTGCTTGAAAAAGAGGAATTCCTTAATGGGAATATACTTGGTAAATTTTATAAGTTTAAATAATAAAAAGTTATGGCTGAAAATGTATTAGAAAAAATAATGATTGGTTTAGTAAATGCGGGTATTAAAAAAGTATGCGTAAGTTATGATGGAGGTGGAGACAGTGGAGCTATTGAAGCTATAAAAATAAGTACTAATTCAGATACTGATTTTGATGACCTTCAAGGATGGACTAGTGATGCAACTGATTTAAATGATTATAACTCAGAGTTATATACATTACTTGAAGACTACTGTCAAGAGATGTTATTAAATGACATTGAAGACTGGTGGAACAATGATGGTGGCTTTGGACATGTAAATATTGATGTAGAAGAAGGTACCTATGAAATTCAAAATAGTATAAGAGTTACTGACTATGAAGAGTTTAATCATACTGGTAACTTGTTTGAAAAAAATAAGAAATAATGGCACATCCTTTAGAGCATTGTAAGTCATCTGTTAGGAAATGGAAAGGTCAAGTATCTGATTATCAGGCTATTCATGAGTGGCTTGATGAAACTAAGGCTTGGGTTGGTCACAGTATGCATAGAATGTTCCGTCACCATAGTGAAGGTATATTTGAATGTGAGAAAGTATTTGGATCAAGCTTTATCAACTTTGATGGTAAGACTGTATATACAAGATATGTTGCTGAACAACATGTAAAAGAAGATTGTAATGGATATATTCCTACAGCAAAAGAATGGGTTAAGATGATTGAATCTGGAAAACCTGAGTTATGGGCTATAAAAACACTTAAAATAGAAGACTGATG